TAATATGGCAAAAGCAAAGAAAACCCCAGGAGTCGATAAAGTAGGCACACACTACGAGCTTACTATTAACGGCAAAAGCATAGACGGCAAAAAGTACCGCAACCTTTACCTAGCTCAGCAGGCTCTTATTTACTGGGCCTCAAATAACACAGCGCCCGTAAAGTTTGAAGAAACCGACATAACAGCCGCGCAGCTGTCAGATGACGAACAGCCAGAAGATAGCGAATAAATACGCCCAGCAGGTAATTAGCGGCGAGGTAATAGCGGGGCAACTCGTTAAAGAAGCGTGCGCCCGTTACTTAGCTGACTTAGAGACGTTTCGCTTTGAGCCTGAACTCGCCGACCACGCGCTAGAGTTTATCCAAAACTTAACGCACACCACAGGCGAAGCCGCGGGCCGCAAGTTTATTCTAGAGCCTTGGCAGGTTTTTATTGTTGCAAACCTTTTCGGCTTTGTAGGTCAAGACGGGGCCCGCAGGTTTTCGCGTGCTTATGTGGAGGTACCGCGCAAAAACGGGAAATCGACTTTTGCCAGCGCCTTAATGCTTTACGGCTTACTTGCTGACGGCGAAGCGGGGGCGCAGGTTTATTCTGCAGCTACTAAACTAGATCAGGCTATGATGGTCTTCGGCGAAAGCGTGCGAGCTTGCCAAGCGCAGGACTGGTTAAAGGATGAGCTAGTAATACAGAACTCAATTCATAACAGGCGCATAGTCTACGGCGATAACCTTTTTAAGCCTCTAGAGTGGAACCCTGGAAAGCAGGACGGACTAAATACGCACTTTTGCGTTATTGACGAATACCACGCGCACCCGAATGATGAGCTATATAATGTAATTTATAACTCAATGGGGGCAAGAAGGCAGCCGCTTCTTTTTACTATTACTACCGCAGGGTTTAACCGCGAAGGGCCTTGCTATAAGCACAGGCAGTACTGTTCGCAAGTTTTGCAGGGGGCGCTTAAGGATGACAGCCTTTTTACTGTTATTTACTCCCTTGACCCTGGAGACGATTGGACGGACCCGAAAACCTGGGCAAAAGCTAACCCGAATTGGGGCGTATCCGTTTACCCTAAGAAACTAGAGCAAAGCGTTAACGAAGCCAAGGAATTGACCCATAAAGAGGTAGAATTTAAGACCAAGCTGCTAAACGTCTGGACTGACACGGCTCAAACTTGGATAAGCGACGCAGTTTGGAGGAAAGACCAGCCCGAGCTAAGTTACTCAAGTCTTGCGGGCCTAGATTGCTACGGAGGGCTTGACCTTGCTAGTACGGGCGACTTCTGTGCATTCTCTTTGTACTTCCCCGAAGTGGATAGTGTTATAACTCGCTACTACTTACCAGAAGAGGCAATAAAGAAGCGAAACGACACAGCGGGCGCAAATATCAGAGACTGGGTGCGTCAGGGGCTTATTATAGAGACTGAGGGCAATGTAACTGACTATAATTACATCAAGGCCGACATTTTAGACCTTGCCGAGCAGTTCGAAATTAAAGAAATAGCTTTTGACCGCTTTAACTCTTCGCAGTTAATTATTGAGCTACAAAACGAAGGACTAACGCTTTACCCGTTTGGCCAGGGCTTTGTATCTATGAGCGCACCTACCAAGGAGCTGGAGCGTCTTATTAAAGTCGGCCGCCTTAAACACGGCAACAACCCAGTAACGCGCTGGCAAATGGGTAACATATTACTAAGGAGAGACCCAGCCGACAATATTAAAATAGACAAGGCTAAGAGCGGAGACAAGGTAGATGGTCCTGTAAGCATTGTAATGGCACTAGGGACTTATATGCAAGAAGCCGCCAAAGGTGAGGGCGACTTTTGGTTCATATCAATATAGGGATTTAACAAAAGGGGGATAAAATGAAACGTACAGACGCTTGGCTAACCTTCAAAGATGACTTTATAAAGGAATTTTACAAGGAGCTGCCAACTAGTAAAACTTATCAGGAAGCCTACGAGAAAATTGAGGAGCGTTACGCCGCTATCTTTAACCGCAGACGCTTTAAGGATTACGGAGTTTTTCGCTCAACTTTGAGCAGATGGCTAAAGGAAAACCGCTAACAATGGGAGAAAGTTGCACCCGTTACGCGCGTGAAGGTATAATTTCGCCTTATGCAGTTTAGCCTAAAGCGGCTTTTTAGCCCTAGCAAAATAGAACGCCGTAGCTCTTTAAGCGCTCCAGCTGACTGGCTAGTAAATGCCCTTACTAATATTTTCGGCGCTCAGACGGCTAGCGGCCAAGCGGTTAACACCCGTAGCGCCTTGTCTATTGCCTCAGTTCACGCCTGTGTGCGCGTCATATCGGACGGCCTCGCTGCCCTTGATCTTAAGCTTTACGAAGAGCAGGATTACGGCAAGCGGGTAGCCCGTGCGCATTACGCTAGTGCTGTTATTAATGAGCCTAATGCTTACCAAACGAAATTTGACTTTTTGAAGTATCAAGTAGCGCAGCTCGCACTTCGCGGCAACGCTTACGCCTTTATTAATCGAGACGCGCGTTTTATTGCTGTTGAGCTGCACCCGATTAGCGCTGATTACGTTAAGCCCATCTTGAGCGACGGGCAGCTGTTTTACAAAGTTTCAGCTCCTGGTTACCCTACGCTTGTTCCTTCCGTTGATATGCTGCACTTTAAAGGGCTTTGCGTTGATAATGTACTAGAGGGCCGCAGCCCTGTGCAAATTCACGCAGAGACGTTAGGCGTTGACCTTGCCGCTATTCGTGCAAGTGCTGACATTTATAAGAATGGGACGCTTAAGTTTTTACTTAAGTCTGAGCATCAAATTAAACCCGAGCAAGCGCAAGGCTTGAAGCTGAGCCTAGACGACGTAATTAACGGAGCTAGCCGCTCGACTGTGTTGCCCGCAGGGGTAGCAATGGAAAAGTTAAGCATGAGCCCAGAGGAGGCGCAGTTTTTAGAGGAGCGTCAATTCAGCGCTGAGGAAATTGCGCGTATTTTCGGCGTTCCCGCTTCTATGATCGGGGCAAACAAAAACGGCGTAAAGTCTAGCGTCGAGCAAGAGTTCCAAGATTTTTACTCTAGAACCTTGATGGCTTACGCTATTAACATAGAGCAGGAAATGCGCCGCAAGCTTTTGACCGAAGCCGACAAAATTAACTACTACTTTAAGTTTAACTTTAACAGCTTGCTGAGAGCAACGGCTAACGATCGCGCAGACTTTTATAACAAAGGAATACGCGGCGGCTGGCTTTCTCGCAATGAGGCCCGCCAGTTTGAAGATGCAAACGGCTTTGAAGGTGGCGACTCTTATTTGATTGAAGCAAACCTTATGCCAGCAGAGCAGATCAACGCCTATATGCAGGCCAAGATTGACCAGTTAACTAGCGCCGCATTTAAGAATAACAACCCCGACGGGAATAATAATAATACACAAGCTTAAGCAATGAGTAATAACACAGAACGCCGCGCCTTTTTAGGTTCTATTGAGGCCCGAATGAAAGAAGGCCAAGAGCTACCCGTTGAGGTGCGCGGGGTAGCCGCTGTAATTAACCAAGCTACTGACCTAGGCTTTGCCGAGGAGATTATTAGCGAAGGCGCTTTTAACGAAGTGCTAGAGGATGACGTGCGAGTATTGGGTAACCACGACCCTAACCAGGTGCTAGGTAGAACAGCAAGCGGCACGGCTAAGGTATTTTTGACCGAGGGCGGCGAGTTAGGCTATAGCTTTACTCCTGACTACGAAAACCCTACCCACGTTTCTTGGGTGCGTTCAATCATGCGCGGGGACATTACGCAGAGCTCCTTTGCTTTTACCGTCCCTAAAGGCGGCAGCGAGTGGCGTTCCTCTGAGAAGTACGGCGTAAACGGTATGCGCGTTATTAATAAGATTGAGCGCCTTTATGACGTTAGCCCTGTAACTTACCCAGCATACGAAGGCACAGCTGTAAGCGCCCGCGATTTGCAAGCCGCTAAAGATGAGCGCGAGTTAATCGATGCAGAGAAAAGCGAGGCGAGCAGCGACGTTATTAAGCTGGTCCTGGCTAGATATAAAAACCTCTAACCCATTAAAACAAGCAAACAATTAAAACACTTATACAATGAACAAAATTAAAGCTTTGAAAGAGGAGCGCGGCCGCTTGGTAAGCGAGTTGCAGACTCTACAAAACAACATCGA